AAAACAATTTCTTAAATACGCATTAAAACTCTCTGAAAAGAAACAAAAGACAAAAGTGCATGATGACTTCTTAACTTTCGTTAAGCATGTTTGGCCAGAGTTTATTGAAGGTAAACATCATAAAGAAATTGCGTCAAAATTTAACGATATTGCAAATGGTAAAATAAAAAGACTTATTATCAATATGCCACCAAGGCATACTAAATCTGAGTTTGCATCGTTCCTACTTCCTGCCTGGATGGTTGGACGTAGACCTAATTTAAAAATTATCCAATCGACCCACACCACAGAACTCGCGATCCGCTTTGGACGTAAAGCTAAAACATTAATGGACTCCCAGGAATACAAAGAAGTATTCGAGACCAGACTAAGAGAAGACTCGCAAGCCGCGGGTAAATGGGAGACTGCACAAGGCGGTGAATATTATGCAGCTGGTGTTGGTTCTGCAATCACGGGCCGTGGAGCGGACTTACTTATTATCGATGATCCCCACTCTGAGCAAGATGCACTTAACATGTCTTCGATGGAACGTGCTTATGAATGGTACACGTCAGGTCCCAGACAAAGGTTGCAGCCTGGAGGTGCTATTGTACTTGTAATGACTAGATGGAATATGAAAGACTTAACCGGGATGTTACTTAAATCTCAAAAAAGTTTAAAATCAGATAAGTGGGAGCTGATAGAATTTCCGGCAATACTACCTAATAATAAACCTGTGTGGCCTGAGTATTGGAAACTCGATGAATTGGAAGGTGTTAAGGCATCACTAAGCGTTGGAAAGTGGAACGCGCAGTGGATGCAAAATCCAACGTCTGAAGAAGGCTCACTAATCAAAAGAGAATGGTGGCGAAAATGGGACCGTGATTATATTCCAAAACTAGAACATGTCATACAATCTTATGATACTGCTTTCTTAAAAAAAGAATCAGCCGATTACTCTGCTATTACAACGTGGGGAGTGTTTCGTGAAAATATAGATTCTGCTCCAAACTTAATGTTACTTGATGCAGTAAAAGAAAGACTCGAGTTTCCAGAATTAAGAAAAAAAGCTAAAGAACAATATGATTATTGGAAACCAGAATCGGTGATCGTGGAGGCCAAGGCTTCTGGATTACCCCTAACTTATGAGTTGCGTAAAATGGGTATACCTGTTATAAACTTTACTCCCAGCAGAGGAAACGACAAACATGCTCGGGTAAACGCTTGTTCACCTCTATTTGAGAGTGGCCAAATTTGGGCGCCGGACGAAAAGTTCGCAGAAGAAGTAATTGAAGAATGTGCATCATTTCCTTATGGCGATCATGATGATTTGGTGGATAGTACAACACAAGCGGTAATGCGGTTTCGACAAGGTGGTTTTATAGGTCACCCTGAAGATGAACAAGACGAACCTTCAATACCACATAACAGGACTTATTATTAATGGACGAAGAAATTTATACTGTAGAAGATATTTTTGAAAGAGATACTCCATTAACGGAAGACCTTCTTGACAATTCAGATGGCTTTACTCTAAGCCCTATTACAATGCTGCGAAGATACATGGCAGAAAAAGAATTAAAAAAACAAAATGAAGATTTTGAAGAAGCTGCTGAAGATATGTCTATGGGATATATGAATGGCGGCGGCATAGGTTCAATGATGCAACCAAGACAAAATTATGCAATTGGTGGTGACATAGAACAATCAGATTTTGGTTTACAAAATATAATTAATTCTGATTTATCTGGAAATCAGAATATGCGAACAGCAGGATTTTTTAGTAAAAGTCCTGCAGAAAATGCATTAGAGAATATACAAGATTTAAGACAACAGCAAAACTCTATAAAATCTCTGGGAGAAGGAGCTATAGAATTAAAACAAGATGAATTAAAAAGTATACAAAATCAAATTCAAAATATTAAAAACCAAAATATAGATAATCAAGAATTTAAAGACATAGGTGGTCAAACTGCAAGATTAAGTTATGACAAATTAAACAATGGAATAATGTCGGATGCAAATACAAGTTTATTTAATAACTCTACAACTCCAACAATGAGTATAGAAGATCAAATACAAGGTAATATAGACAGAATAACTTCAACACCAGGTTTTGAAGGCTACACTCCTTCTACTTCTGTAGTAGATCAATTAGGATCAACAGGATTTGAAAGACCAAACATGGCAGACATAGCAGGACCTGGTTCTGTTACATTTGATGACAGTATTCAAGTACAAGACTTAAGTCCTTCAGCTAGAATTAGATCTGGTTTTAAAGGACCAGGGGGAAGTGATGACAGGGGAAGATTAACAAGAACAGTTGATTCTACAATAGGTGCAACACCTAATATTAATTCATTTCCAGGAATAAGAAACATAGATAGTCCTTTAGGTACAATAGCTAATCCAGAAATTTTTGATAGTTATGGTACTTCAGTAAATGATCCACAAGTAGGAGATCCAGGATTTGAAGGATACACTCCTTCTTTCGACAAAGAAGAGTTAACTGGTTTAGCAGGTTTAATTGATAGCCTTAAAGGATACGATTTTAAAAATGCATTTAGTCCAGCAAATTTAGGAACAGGAGCTGTAGGAAGTAAACTTGCAGGTTCTCTTAATTTACCGGGTTACTTAGGTAGTTTAGGTCTTAACGCTTTAAGAAAAAAAACAGGTAACTTTGGTTTTGATAAAATAAAAAAGAATACAACAACAGCTGTTACAAAAGATAAGAAAATAGCATCCGATAGAAAAATAGCTGATCAATTAAAGATTAAAAAAAACCTAGAAGCAAAACAAGCAAGAAAAGATGAACTATCAAGAAGACAGTCTATTGCAAATGCACAAGCAGCACGAGGTCAAACTACAAGTGGTGGTGCAGGTAACTATAGATCTGACAGAGACAACTCTAGAGATGGTGGTTATGGTGGTAGTAGCAAACGATCTGCAGATAATAGAAGTTCTGACCTAGGTTTCAGTGATATAAGATTAAAAGATAATATTAAACTAGTTGGAAAATCTCCATCTGATATTAACATCTACAACTTTACCTACCTAAACAATCCTAAAGTTTATCAAGGAGTTATGGCTCACGAAGTACCATGGGCTTCTGTTAAACATGACAATGGATATTTAATGGTAGACTACAACAAGGTTGACGTAGAATTTAAAATAGTGCATTAAATGAAAGAAATAAAATTTAATCCAGTTATCGGAAGATTAGTAGTAGTACCTAATATAAATTCAGAACCAACACCTGATGATCCAATTGCTACACAACAAGATATATTAGAATTTGCAGCAGAAACAGAATATGAAACTACTTATGACCCAACTATTATGAATGAAGTTTTAGAGAGTTTGACAGTAGATAAAACACCTGATAGTACCTTAGTTGAAGAAGGTGTTGAAACAATAACAGAGAAGGTATAAATAGCTTATGGCTACTATAGATAAATCACTACCAAATACAATGACCGAAATTGAAATTCCTGGTGAGGAAGCAATTATTGAATCTAAAGAAGAAATTATTGAAAAATCTCAAGACGGTCAAACCGAAATTGAAATGGATGATGATGGTGGAGCAACTATTAATTTTGATCCGTCTGCAGTAAATCCAGAAGGTGGAGAAGATCATTTTGAAAATTTAGCAGAATATTTAGAAGATAAAGTTTTAGATCCTTTGGCTTCAGAGCTAATGGAAAAATATACAAATTATAAAGAGTCCAGACAAGAATGGGCTGAAAGTTATAGAGAAGGTTTAAATCTTTTAGGATTTAAATACATAACTAGAACTGAACCTTTCAGGGGAGCAAGCTCAGTTACTCACCCAGTATTGGCAGAAGCAGTTACACAATTCCAAGCACAAGCTTACAAAGAATTATTACCAGCAGATGGTCCAGTTAGAACCCAAATTATGGGTGATGCAAATATAGCTAAGGAAGATCAATCTAAGAGAGTTAAAGATTTTATGAATTATCAAATTATGGATCAAATGAAAGAGTATGAACCTGAGTTTGATCAAATGTTATTTTATTTACCTCTATCGGGATCTACTTTTAAAAAAGTTTATTATGATGATCTTTTAGGTAGAGCCGTATCTAAATTTATCCCGGCTGAAGATTTAGTCGTGCCGTACTCTGCTACCTCATTAGAAGATGCGGAAGCTGTAATCCATGTTATTCGTATGTCAGAAAATGATTTACGAAAACAACAAATCAATGGTTTCTATAGAGACATTGATTTGGGAGAACCGCCAGTACAGGAAGATCAATTAAAAGAAAAAGAAAGAGAACTAGAAGGCATTCAAATGAATGGTTCTGCAGATATGTATACTATTTTAGAAATGCATGTTGATGTAGATTTGGAAGGACATGAAGATATTAATCCTGAAGATGGTGAGCCCACTGGAATTAGATTACCTTATATAATTACAATTGATGAAGCTAACTCAAAAGTTTTATCTATAAGAAGAAACTACGGTGAACAAGATCCTTTAAAAAAGAAAAAAGATTATTTTGTACATTTTAAATTTTTACCAGGTTTAGGTTTTTATGGTTTAGGTTTAATTCACATGATTGGTGGACTAACACGTACTGCAACTGTTGCATTAAGACAATTATTAGATGCAGGAACTTTAGCTAACTTACCTGCTGGTTTTAAAACTAGAGGTGTTAGAATGAGAGATGACGCACAACCTTTACAACCTGGAGAATTTAGAGATGTCGACGTTCCGGGTGGAAATATTAAAGATCAATTTATGCAATTACCATTTAAAGGACCAGATCAAACTCTATTATCTTTAATGGGTATTTGTGTTAGTTCTGCTCAACGATTCGCGAGCATCGCTGATGCACAAGTTGGTGATATGAACCAAGCGGCAGCAGTGGGTACTACAGTTGCGTTATTGGAACGTGGATCGCGGGTTATGTCAGCTATTCATAAAAGATTATACGTAGGTCTTAAGAATGAGTTTAAATTATTAGCAGAAGTATTTAAAAGTTATCTACCACCAGAATATCCTTATGATGTTCCAGGGGCTTCAAGAAATGTTAAAGTTACAGACTTTGATGACAATGTAGATATTTTACCTGTAGCTGATCCTAACATTTTTTCTCAAACTCAAAGAATTTCAATGGCGCAAACTCAATTACAGTTAGCTCAATCTAATCCTAAAATCCATAATTTGTATCAAGCTTATAGATCTATGTATGATGCAATTGGAGTCAAAAATGTAAATGCAATTTTACCTCCACCACAACCACCACAACCTATGGACCCAAGTTTAGAACACATTATGGCAATTAGTGGTAAACCTTTTCAAGCATATCCAGGTCAAGATCATAAAGCACATATTGATGCACACTTAAGTTTCATGTCTATCTCTATGGTACAAAATAATCCTATGGCAATGATGTCTTTACAAAAAAATATACTAGAACACATTAGTTTAATGGCTCAAGAACAAATTCAATTAGAGTATGTTGAAGAAATAAAAGAAATGCAAATGATGCAGCAACAAATGCAACAGATGGGCCCAATGATGCAGAACCCTCAAGCAATGCAACAAAATCCACAAGCAATGCAAATGCAACAAAGAGTTAAACAACTAACTTCTATGATGGAAGCTAGAAAAGCAGTGTTAATTGCAGAAATGACTATGGATTATGCTAAAGAAGAAGACAAGATTAGTAGTGAAGTAGGTGGAGATCCATTACTTAAACTAAAATCAAGAGAATTAGATTTAAAAGCTAGAGCAGATCAAGATAGAACTGCTAATAATGAACAAAGACTTGATTTAGACACTATGAGAGCTATGATGAACGATCAACAACACGATGAAAAGTTAGATCAAAACCAAGAACTAGCCGAAATGCGTGCAGGAATTTCACTTACCAAACAAACAATGGCAGATCAAAGTAAAAAAAACGATTTTGGTAGAAATTTTAAAAAAAATTAGTATAATTAAAATATAAGGAGAAAAACTATGAGCAAAGATTGGCAAAGAGGATCAACTTTCATGAACGACGACGTCAAGATCGAAAAAGAACTTGGTTGTGGTCCAGACGGTTATTCAACAGGCGGTAAAACTATCGAAATGACTAGTGGTACTGAAACACAAACTGTGACTGTTAAAGGAACTAAAGCAATGAGAGCTGACAAAAAACCTGTTAAGGCTAAGTGGTACTAAATGTGGATCTCGGCAATTAAATTAGCCGTTTCTGCTGGTAGTAAAATTTACGCTAACAAACAGAGAACGAAAATGGCTATGTCGGATGCACAGCTTATGCATGCATCAAAAATGGCCGCTGGTGAGGAAGCTTACCAAGGCAAACTTTTAGAATCTAGACAATCGGACTGGAAAGACGAATTTATTTTGATTTTGCTTTCAGTGCCCATCGTAATGCTGGGATGGTCGGTATGGTCAGATAATCCTGTACACATGGAGAAAATGGAGTTATTCTTTCTGCACTTTGGAAATTTACCAATTTGGTATCAAACAATTTTCGTAGGTGTCATTGCAAGCGTCTATGGACTTAAGGCAACAAATCTGATAAAACAAAAATAAGGAGCAACTATTATGAGAAACGATTATGGAACAAGACCCTATGAATCAAGATACGGAGAAGCTGAAAAAAAACAAAGCGCTAACTCTAAACTTGATGAATCTTTAGGAGCAAGAAGAGGAAAAGAATCTACTAAATCACAAAGTTTTAAATCTAGAAGAGA